AGGCGCTGGTTGAGCGCGAAGTAGCCCGAGTCCAGCAGCATCCGCAGGAGCGCGGTCTTGATGCGCTGCACCTCAAGCAACAGGTCCGCCAGCGATTGACCCAGCAGCCGGTGCGGCACGATGTAGGGCGTGATGACCGCGAACGGGATCAGCTCCACTTCTTCCTTTTCCAGCAGCACCGTCTCATCAGAGTTGGTGACGATGCGCCACAGCTCGGTCTTGCCGTCGCCGTTCGCGTCGCACCGGACGTAGTGTTCGTGGATCTCCACCGTCCGCAGCGCGCGGGTTGAGGCTGAGCGGTGTTCGTTGTTCTCGTCGGCCGTGTCGCGGGCCAGGTCGAGGGTGTCGGCGTTGCCGTTGTGCGCCGGCAGCTCGTCAACCTTGGCCGGGTCGTAGCCGTCCTCGATCAGCTTCTGAGCGCGCGGCCTGGACCGCATCGCGCAATAGGTCGTATCGCGCAGCGCAACCGTGTCCCGCGCGAAGGTGAAATCCTCCGGCGGCACGGCCATGTTCATCTGACAGCCGCCCATCTTGGTGCGGGTGGCCTTGAACGTCACGCCCGCTTCGGACGGCGCCGCCTCGATGATCTCCCAGCCCTCGGCCTGGGCCATCGCCTCAACCTGGGGCCACGCCTCGATGGGAACCTCGGCCGAACGCTCCTCGGTCTCCTCTTTCTTCTGCCACCACGACTTCGCCACCCCGATCTTGACCGAGAGCGCGTCCTTGATGATCGAGTAAAACAGCAGGAATCCGGGGTTCTGGTCCATAATCACGTGGGTGACGAACTCGGTCTCTTGCTTGGCCCGCTCCTCGTCGTCAGGGCCTTGAGCCTGGAAGGTGGCGACATCATCGCCGCCGACGAATATCTCCACCAGATCAGGCAGCGCCGTCTCGATCGCGTCCGACACCGCCGTGTCCACCGCCTTGGAGCGGTTGGGCATGGACGCCACGTCGGGCATCTCGCCCTTGATGTAGTTCAGCGCCTTCTCACGCTGGGCGGCCAGGTCGTCGTCGTGGTCGAACCCGAGGGACGCGCGGCACTCCGACGCCACGATCTTGAGCAGGTCGTCATCGGTGAGGGTCGTCCGGTCAGTCATCAGACAATCCCGTAGTTAGGGAGCACAATGCGCTCCTCGGCGACGTAGGCCGCCCGGCTCAAGGCCCCGTAGCGGAAGGCGTCCGCCGCATGGCTCGCCCAATCGTGCAGCGGGCGCTCACGCCAGACCTGACGCTTGCCATCCCACTCGCGGCGGTACTGCTTCAGGGCTTCGGTCCCGCGGGCGCAGCGGTCCTCGTCAAACCAGCATTTGGCCAGCATCAGCCGCACGGCGTTGATGCCGTCAGCGACCTCCTGCTGGGGAATAATCTCGATGTTGCGAAGCCCGAGGGCCTCCAGCGTCTCCACCCGGCTTTTGCCCGTGCCCAACTCGCGGGCGTTGGCGTCGTGCGGCAGGATGTGGCGCCCGTAGCGATAGTCCTTGGCCTCCAGGCGCTTGACGATCGACGGCAGGCCCTCCCCGGAAACTTCCAGGTAGTCGATGACCCGGCGCTCCTGGCCCACGTCCTGCACGAACCAGATGGCCGTCGCGTCATCGATCCCCAGATCCCACCATGTATCGACCTTGACGGTGGGCTCGAGCGGTATCCGGCAGATGCGCTTGTCGGTGTCCGCCTTGGCCATTTCCTTAGCGTAGTAGGCGCCCTCCACCGAGGCGTCGAAGTCGCACTCATATTCGCGGGCGTAGGCGGCCTCATCCATCGAGGCCCTGGCGTCGGTCAGCTCGGATGCAGCCAGGATGCCGGTCTCCGATGCCTTCAGTATCCAGCGCGCCCAATCGGGGTCGGTCTTGGCTCGCTGCAACAGGTCGTAAAGCGCGTTCTTGCCGCGAGGCGTGCCCGCAAACGCAGCCCAGCCCCTGCGGTCGGACAGCGCCGGCCTTAGAACCTCCGTCCACACCGCGGGGTCCATGTCGCCGAACTCGTCGAGAATGACCCCGTCGAAGTAGAGGCCGCGCAGGGCGTGGGGATTGTCAGCCCCGAACAACCGCACCCGGCCGCCATTGGGGAAGTCGGCCCGAAGCTCAGCCTCGTTGAACACCACGCCCGGAATCGGCGCGCAGTACCGCTTGACGTAGTCCCAGGCGATCGACTTGGCCTGGTTGTGATACGGCGCCACATAGCCGAAACGCGGATCTGGCAGGGTGCAGGTAAGCGCGCCCTTGATCGCCTCATTGACCAGCGCGACCGTCTTGCCGGCCCTCCGGTGGGCTACCGTCACCCGCCAGCGTTTGGTCGAGCCGTGGAAGCCGCGCCACACCTCCCGAGGGAGGTAGGGGATAACGATCTCTACGCAGCTATCGGCCACACGACACCGCTGCGATGCCGCCCCTTCACCATCATGTCGTGCGTGTTTTCCGCCTTCGTGCCCAAGCGCAGATGAAGCGGATTGCAGCACTGAGGCACGTCGCACTTATGCATGACGACCATGCCTTCAGAGATGGGGCCGTTGTGATGCTCCCAGACCAGCCTATGCACGCGAGCCATCCGGCTTGCGCCGCTGCGGCCGATATTGACCAAGCCATAGCCAAACTCGGTCATCGCGCCGGTCCAGAGCCAGCACCCGCTATTGGGGTCGCGCTCTACGCGCCGCTCAATCCGCTCCATGACCGGCGTGCAAATGCACCGCTTGTCCATGCTCACCTCACGATTTCGACGGATCGGGGGTGGCCTCCGAAGTCGAGTTTGCCCAGCGGAGCACCTGTTGAATCGGCCCGGCCTCATCATCGCCGCCGAGCTTCACGGCCTGGGATGGCTTGCCGTGGCCCCGGTCGAGGATGGCGCTGGCTGCGGAGATGCGGGCCTGCTCGCCCTGGCCGTTGACCATTATGTCGGCCAGCGTCTTCAGGGCGTCGTCTGTGAACGCACGCGCTGCCTCGCGGAGATCCTGGTTTGCTTTGTTGGGAACGCCGGCCTGGCGCCCTCCACGTCGCTCTCCTGGTGCGCTACCGCGAGGCATTGCTAACCTTTGCTACTTTCGCAATCAGCCGAGCCACTGCCAGTTGATCGTCACGGTGCCCTTGAGCAGCGCAGCCGTGTCGCCCGAGGCCGCCCAGCCATCGGCAACGTTGAGGTGGACCGTGTGAGCGGCGGCAGTCTCGATCACCAGCGAGGTGTCCACCGTCTTGACGGTCGCCGTGGTGCTGCAGTCCGTCGCGGTCTGGCCGGTGAGGATGTCTTCGAACGTGGCGGTGCCGCCGAGAACCGCAACCGCGCCCGAGCCGATCACGGTTCCGATGCCCACGTCAGGGGTGTCGGCGGTGATGTTCCCTTGGGTCTGGGTGATGGTCACATCCATCTTGGTGGACGTGACGCGGATGGCGCCGGCCGGGAAGGTGGCGATCAGCTTGCCCACGGCGAGGTTGGCGCCGCCAGCGATGGCCGGCAGGGTGGTGTTCAGCGTCAGGACGGTCGTGTGATGATGCTTGTTGCCGAACTCCTGGACGGTGACGCCAGCGGGAACGGAAACCTGGATGTTTTCGCGGATGAGGTCGCGGACGCGAGCCATTGGGTAGTCTCCTGTCTAGTGAGGGGAGGGCCTTGGCCCGGTACGCTTACTTGGGGTTGGGGGCCTACTGCCCCGGAAGCTTCAGCCTGACGACCGTGTTGACGGGCTCGGCCTTGGCTTCGGTGCGATGGCCGGCGAGGAAATTGTCGAACATCTGCGCGGCCTTCAGGACGGCGTCGGACTTGCCGCTCTCGGCGTGAACGTCGCGGGCGACCATAAGGGCGTGAAAGCGTCGCTCGTCCGGGTGCATCCCATTGGCGAACAGGCTCAACCGCGCCTCCCGTTGACCGTGCCCACGCCCATCAGCCTTCCGATCACGCTGAGCGGGCTCGCCGTGAGGCGTCACCGACGATTACGAGGACAGCCGCGCCTACCCGCCCCTAGCCATCCTGTGGGAGACGGGCCGTGATGACATGTCCTTACGCCGCGCTCAGTAGGGTTC